GGTCCGGATCTGGCTGATGGCCTGGTTGACCTGCTGCTTGCCGACCACCGCGGTCTGATCGGCCTCGCGCGCCTTCTGGGCACTCTCGGTCCGCAGCGCTTCGGCCTGTCGGTGCAGTTGGATCGCCGTGGCGTACTCCTTCCGCCGATAGGCGTCACGGGACTGCGCCTCGAGCGCGGTGGCTTGCGTCGCCGCCTGCTCGGACAGACGCCGCGCCTCGGTGCTGCGCCGGGCGTCTGAGGCCTGGCTACTCGCGACCTGGGCCGCGAGGTCCAGTGCCTTCTGCGCGAACTGGCGGGACTGTTCGAACTCACCGGCCGCGAGTTGTGCGCGGGCGGCCGCCTGGTATTGGGCGATCTGCGCTTTACGGTCCTCGAGCGCCTGCGCCTCACTCATCCCCTGGCGCAGAATCTCGCGGATGCGCTCCTCGGTACTGAGCGTGAGCAAGCGCTTCTGTTCCTCGATGCGCTGGATCTCGGACAGATGACGATTGGCCTCGGCGTTCAGCGCGTCGATGTGCTGGCGGTACTCGGCGGCGGCGACCAGCAGCGTCTGCCGGCGCGTCGCCAGGATCTCGTTCTCGACCCGCTGGACATTGGCCTGGCGTTCGGCTTCCGTCACGCCGTGACGCCGGGCGGCTTCGAGGCGGGCGAGCGACTCCTGGTCCAGCAGCGCCAGCGTGTCAGTGGTCGCCTCGTGGCGCAGCCGGGTCTGCTCGGCCAGGGCGTCGGTCAGCAGCCGCGTAGCTTGCGTGAGCTTGGCGGCTTCCGACTGCCGGGCGGTCTCCAACGCCGCCTGCTCCTGTTGGTAGCGCGCCTGAATGGCGGCCACCTGCTGTTGCAGCGTGCTCTCGACCACGGTGGTCAGCGCGCGATAGCCTTCCGCCATCCTGGTCGTGGCGTCATTGGCGGTCTGGCTGGCCTGGGTCGCCGCCTGCTCGACGGCGGTGATCCGCGTTTTGAGCTTGTCCAACGCCGAATGGACGGCTTCGGCGCCGCGCCCGACCGCTTCCTGCGTCCCCTGGCGGACTGCGGCGAGGCGTCGGGTGATCTCCTCGGCGATGGCAGCGGCGGTGGTCATCGCGACCTGGGCGGCGGCCGTGCCCTTCTTGGCATCGGCGACCATCTCCGCGAAGATCCGGTTCATTTCGGTGAGGCGCGCCTGATGGCGCCGAGTTGCCTCGTCGATCCGATCGGCGGTGAGCAGCGCCGCGAACACCTCCCAGCGGTACTGCAGTTGCTCCATGCCCTTCAGCAGCAACTCCACCATCGCGATGCCGGCGCGCCGGACGGCCACGAACTGCTCAGACAGCCACGTGCCGAGTTCCCAGCCGAGTGCGAACGCGCCCAGGGTCGCGAACGCGGTGCGAAGCACGCCGAGCGAGGCAATGGCGGCCGACACCGACTGGTTGACGGTGAGCCACGCGGCCGCGCTGGCGTTGGCTGCAGTGACGGCAGCGACGCTGACCGTCTCCCAGGCAGTGATCAGAGCCGGGATCAGGCGGTAGACCAGCACCGCGAGTCCCACTTCGGCCAGGCGCTTGAGCCACGCCATGACGGTGTCGAGATTGGCCGAGAGCGTCGTCAGCGTTTGAGCGAGGGTGCGCGTGAAACCGGTCGCAGTGTCGACCTGATTGAGCCATTGCCCGAACGCATTCCCGAGCCGCTGAAAGGCTTGGCTGACCGTCTGCGGCAGCTGCGCGTACTCCGCGGCCAGCACATCCTTCTGGCTCATCAGCGCCTGCACCACCACGTCGGCGGTCAGGCGACCTTCTTCGGCGAGCTTGCGAAGCCGCCCGATCGGGACGTTCAGCCCTTCGGCCAAGGCCTGCGCCAAGCGCGGGCTGTTCTCGACGACCGAGTTGAACTCTTCGCCCCGGAGCACTCCGGCGGCCAGGGCCTGGCCGAACTGCAGCAAGGCCGCCTGCGCCTCCGCGGTCGAGGCGCCGGAAATCCGCAGCGCCTGCGAGATGCTCTCGGTCAGCGCGAGCGCGTCCTGTTGCTCCAGGCCCAAGCCACGAACGGCTTTCTGGAGCTTGCCGTAAAGAGTCGCGGTCTCCTGCAGCGGCACGCCGATGCGCTGGGCGATGGAAAACAGCTCGCGCTGCGCAATCGAGAACTCTCGCTGTCCCGCGGTGGCGAGCTTCAGTCGCGCCGCCATCTGGTTCCAGGCGTCGGCGATCTGCACGATCTCCTGCGCCTTGCTCGCCGCCCAACTGATGGTCAGGAACGCGAGCAGTTGGCCCTTGGCACGTTGGATCTGGTCCCCGAAGGCCGCCAGCCCGGCCTTGACCTCGGCCACGCCGGCGGTGGCCTTCTCCCCCGCGGTCTTGGCGGAAATCGCGAGTTGACCAAGGCTGCGCTCAGCCGAACTCAGGGCGCGCTTCAGCCCCTCGTCTGAACCCTCCAGGGCGACGAGGATGCTGATGCGGTTGGGGGGCATAATAAGGAACGCGGAGCCCGAGAAATCGGGCGCAATTCATTCGGCTTCAGGTGGAAACATGCTGAATTTCTTCGTAATATCGGAAGGTCCGGGACGAAGACCATGCCGCGGCGAAACAGGCGTCGCAGGGCTCGCGTTATCCATCGATCTGAGAACACTTACAGGCTCTTGAGCTTCGACGCAGCTCCCAACTTCAGCCTTCTTGGAAAAACGCGTATAGATGCGTTGTAAAAGAGGTGTCACTTGGCCGTATTCAGAGCGCTAGGAAGCGTAGAAACAGTTCGTTTTAGAGGCAGTGACTACCCCTCTATAGGTTTCTTTACACCCTTTGAAGCAAGAACGAATCCACGACGTGGAACAAGATGTGTCGGCGTTTAATATACCTTTCTTGCATTGCTATCCTGAACATAGATAACCGAGGCATAGAGAATAAGATCTGAGATAGCCAGCGTCCATTTTTCGTTGCCCTGCTTCAGTTAATGGCTGCCTTATTTACCCGAAGTGGAAAATTATATCGAACCGCTAATGTAGCGTAACAACAGCCCAATTTATAGGTATTCTACAGTCAATGGACTGGTTGGTTCGATGATGGCTCGAAGATATGTCAATATTGGTCTGTAGACTCTGCATCGCATTTTAATGGAGGATACATATCGAAGCGGAATATATCCTTGACTCCACTATACTAAACATCAGAATACGGTGTTTTATTTCCCATTTCGCCCATTCCTGACGGTCTCAAACGTCGTCACCATTTCGCTCACTTAAACCGCAAAGCCTTCTAAATTTTTTGTTAGGTGTGGTACCTTGCCATGCACAGTTACGTCTCGCCAATACTACTATTGAATGGGGATCACAGAACGACGGCGCACATCCTCCTCGGTTGCAGTCTTTCACGACATCGCAGTAGTAGTGATGATATAAGGCGCCCAGTTTGCCGGGTGAGCGAGCCAGCTGAAGTCGGAATCTTCCGAAGCTTCGAGCATCGCCAACGTCGCAGAACGCATAGCCGACGCAATCGACTGGGCAGATGCCAGTTCAAACTCTATCGAATACATATGGTAAAAGAACGTTGGTGCACTTGCGTCGATACTCTCCCACAGCGTCGAAACCACCGAGCGTACACCGTTTCTAAGTAGAATTACCGTAAAGCCTTCAACATCCACGTCGACCCGCGCGGTACCGCACGCTGAGAGCACAACCAGTACCGGCGAGCAACCGTTAGTCTCGATGTGTTTCCGGATTTCCTGAAAGCTAAGGCTGCGGTCGGATAAAAGCAGTGCCGAAAGCGCTTCGCTGGTTGCGTTGAAAGTTGCGTGTGACGCCAGGTGTATCAGTCCGCAGCCATCCTTACGATTTGTTAATTCAAGAAGCAACGCATTGGCGGTGCAATCATTACCTATATAGGGTGAAACCTCGTCAAAGCGTCTTTGTTCGAGAAGAGAAGCACGGACTAAGTTCGCCTCTTTTTCAGCGCCCTGCAAAGGGATGGTCAAACCACCATCGCTAGCGAAGACAGCAGCCCGTGAGCCATGTTGGGACGCCATACGCTGCGCCGATATTGGTCTTTCTAGCATATTTCGGTGAAAATATAGGACAGTCGTCGATTCGCACAAATAATGGCCACAGTTGAAGAGCGCTGCAAACGGCACAGAATTGAGTGGTGAGTCTAGTTCAAGATAGAGCACAGGCGGCAGTTGGCCAAGCTCTTCGAGAACTGGACGAATCAGCAAGTCGTATAGCTGACCAGCGGTATTGATGATTTCGCGCATGCCCTCAATCGGCTGCATCCGGCAGTATCTCCGAAATTCGAACGCGAGCGTATTGACCTCGGCACGCCGGGCGGCCACTCTGCGGTTATGGTAAGAGCGTCCGTGAACGATGCTGATGATTAACGCCGTGTCCGTTACCACATACCTGAGTAGCGCCGAACCGTCAGGCAGATCGGCACCGAGCTTCTGGGCTAAATCACTTTCTACTGGCTCAGCCCCTGGTTCCTCGAAGCCCGAGCGCAGTGCGCTCTCCATAGCCGCAAATGCCCGAGCCAAGTTTGCGACTTTGCCTCGTCCAAAAGGCGATTCTGTGTCACTGACCGACAAGCCAACGGAGCGCAGCGCTTGGTGCTCAATACTGGTCAACGCAACTAGCCCTGCGACTGCCGCCTGCGGTAACGACCGGTGCGTGAGGCACTCGTGAGTGGTCAGGAGAAGAAGGTCGGACGCCTGCTCTGCCTCGTTAAATCGGCCAATTGCCGTCAACAAATCGATGAGCGTCCGGTGTGCGAAAGAGCGCGACTCAACGAACTCCTGCGCTAAACCATCACCGCACACGGCCGGTAACGAAAGGCGGTGCACCGAGGCGACCGCCAGCTTAGCAAACAAAGCCGCTGTATATCCCGCCCCCACTATCCGCAGGGCCTCGGCATATTTCAACGGGGTGTCGTAGTTAAAGCCAACCAGCGTCTCTATCTTCTCTAGCTTGAAAGGTTTGTTCCCATTTCCAACGAGTAAGGCACGGGCGAAATCTTCATGGGCCTTATCAACTTCCCCAAGGTAAACATGCGTGATTCCGCTGCAGGCCCAGATTCGAGCGTCATGGAACTGTGCTCGGCCACTCTGGTGAAGAAGTTTCCTCGCCTCACCAAACGCCTGCGCAGCGCTCTCGAACACCTCCCGAGCAAGGGGACCACCAATAGACTTGCCTTCGTTGTAGTACGAGTACCCAATTCCAGCCTGCGCATGCGCGAGCTGATACAAGACGTCAGGATCTTTCAACCACTTGCGCGGCGTCGCCTTAATGACTCTCTGAAAAACCGATCGCGCAGCCTCGTTTGATTCCTCGGTGAGCAATGCGTTCCCGAGGTTGTTCTTGATGATTATTCGATCCTGGCGGCTCAGTTTGTGACCATCGGTTTCATCGACGATACGTATGGTAGCGGCCATTGAAATCGCACCTAAACTCCCGAAACGCGTTCGGTCTAGCGTATGCACTAAGCCGTCAAACTCGACTAAGCGTTCGGCAGGATTCTTTTTTTCAGCAATGTCGTTCAACGCCCGGACCGTGACCCACAGCAGTTTAGGTCGCGGGTCGCTTGATGTACGGAATGCAGACGAGCAAATGGCCATTGTCCAACCCAGATGGACCTGAAGGGGCGTTGCTTGATAGATGCCGTCAACGAACGCCTCGGCACTAGTCAACAAGGTGAGAGCTGACAGCGCGTGATTCTGCATAGCCAAGCAATATGCCTGCAGGCGTAACGCCATATCCGCAGTACGCGCCATAGCTTTGTTCGGCGCGGCGTACAGTGCTGCAGCCTTCAACAACGTGCTCACCCTGCGCACGCGGCCCACTTCATCACCGGCTACTGCGAGTTGTAGATAAAGGTCAGATAACCCAGCATCGCGGCCACACATCGCATGTCGAAGACGCCAAGCTCGCCTCAAGGCGACATGGGAAAAGGCAGGTTGCTCATTAACCAGAAAATAGACGCCGATTGAATGCAGGCAATCGACTTGCTGTTCTAGACCGAATAAGAGGTCGCAGAACCAAAGGAGAAAGCGGTGGATGCCGTCTTGGTTGGCCTGCACGCCCAGTGCACACTGGTGTGTCAGCAGATCGGCGCAAACCTCTGCGTAGGTGCTGAGCAAAAGGTCATAGCTCAGCGCTTGAAAGGGTTCTGCTCGCGATCTCAGATTTTCGTATTCAGTTTGGGTATGCCCATCGCAGAACGCAGCAATACTGGCACGAACCAATGCATTAAAGTCTTCTGCTTCCGCCACCCCGGCCGCTTCGCTACTTTAGCGTGCTATACGTCCTGCGCGTACCAGAGTCCCGCGGCTGAGCGCCAGACTAGGCTCACATTGGACGAGTGGGTCGGGTATTTCTCGAGGTGATGAAGTAACGCTTCGAGTGAAGCGTCGGTATCGAACGGCTTCGTAGCCGGAAGCTTCTCCCGCATCTGCTGTATCGAAAGCCCGTCCTTTTGCTCCCGCAGGAGCATCAATACCTGGAACTCTGCTTCGTCCAAAGTCGCGCCCTTGGCGCGAATGGCGAACCCAGTCTTGATGACTTGAGTAACAATCTCAATGGCTGGCGGTGCAGCCGCCAGCACTGGCGAGCCAGTGGGCACGAGGACTGCAGCACCCGTAGCCGTTGCCTGCAATACTCTGCTTACGGATTCGAAAAGGCCGAGGTCCTCATCACGAATTACCCATCGCAGCGACGGAATGACCGCCCGCCGCGATTCGCCGCTCGGTGTTTCCGAGAATACAGGCTCGTCGAAGACGTCAATGAGAGCCCCGGCAGCCTTAATGGACGACCCATAAACGGCACTCAGATGTGCCGGTAGATTCGCCGCTAAGTACTCGGCTGCCGCGAGTTGATCTTCGAAAGTTCTTGCCTCCACGTAGCCTCCTTTGCTGTTTCTACCAAACCTGCATCGATTCTACATACGGATAGATGAGCTGAATACAGTTGTGCCTCAATCCAAAGGGTGCCAACGGGGCGGGGCTGCCCGCATGTCCAGCCACCAGATACGGGAGATTCGCCGAGACGCTCTGCCTGTCACGCGATGGTCGTCAAATCCGTCCGAATCCCTAGAGGGCCGTGACCTAGTGTATCCAAGCTAGAAATTTGCTGAAAGAATTCCGCGAATGTCGCTCTCAATCACCCCCACCAACCTCGGCACCCGCCCCGCGACCAGCCGCCCCACATCCAGTCGCTTCCTGAGCACCGCCTTCGACACCAGCACCGCGATCGGGACGTCCGCGCCCCGCTTCAGCCGCGGGATGCCCTCGGCCTTCCGATAGCGCCGTTTAAAACCGACCAATGGTCGATCATGCTCCCGAATGTTCTCGGCCATCAGGACCACGTGCCCTTTGGAATTGCGCACAAAGTAGGCGTTGCCGCCCCGCATCAACTCGGCGATCTGCGCCTTGAAACGCTTCCGACCGACCCGACCGTGCAGCGGAATCAGCATGCGACCATTGATCGTGCCCCCGGACTCGTGAATCCCGGACCACGGAACGCGCGAGCCGACATGCAACGCTGGCAGCCGATTCGGGTCCTTCGCCAACACCCGCGCGGAGAAGCTCTTCAGAAAGGACTTCCGAACGACCGCCATCCGGCCGCCTACATGCCGACGGACTTCCTCGCGGATCTCTGCGGCCTCAGTGGCCATGGCGCGCTGCATGGCAGTTCGGACCTTGGCCCGGTACTCGCCACCCCAGCGCCGCAGTTGGGCCTGAGCCGCGGCACTGTCGATCCGCACGGAAATCTTCATCGCCGCTGGGTCTCGCTTGTCAGCCGGTCAAACGTCCGCTCAAGGTGCTTCGGCTCACTGCGGGTACCGATCGCGATCAGTGATAGCAGGCGCGCCTCGATGTCGGCCTCACGCCGCTCCACTGCCGCCAGTAACCCGCGCACCTGCGGCAGCGTGTACTCGAGGATGTCGGGCAAGCGGTGCCCGTGACTGATCAGCCGTTGGACGGGATCGAACCAGCCCGCTCCGGTATTGGCTGCCCGCCGATCAGTCCCTGGGGAAACAGCCCGTCGAGTTTCGGCAGGACCGTGCGGGTAAAAAAATCGGCGTTGACCTCCAGCACCTTGGCCGCCAGCAGGATCGCCTCGTCGGCGGCCAGGTCATCGACCCAGGCCCGCGGCTTCCCGGTCGCGATCGCCAAGGCCGTCAGCAGATCGTCGCCGCGGAGGCCCAACAACGCCAGCCAGTCGATCTCCGGCGCCGAGAGCTTCGATAGGATCGGCCCGACCGCGCGCAGGAACGCGGGGAGTTGGCCGACCTTCAGCGGCTGCAACGTCAGCGTCTCGCCGCCGATGGTGAGTTCGACCACCGGTGGCATCAACACCTCGAGTTCACTCGTTTCCATTCATATGCCTCAGGCTTCATTCGTCGACAACGCACCCGACACGCGCAACCGGACTCGCCGCACATTCGCTGGCGGTCCGACCCGATAGAGCCGGCGCGCACCCAACAGTCGGTTCTTCGCCAGCCGCCGGATGCTCACCGCATCGCCCTGATTGCCGCCCAGGACGTGAAAGGTGCCCGCATCCTCGCCAACATACAGTCCGACATGACCGCCGCCCTCGCGCGAGAACACCAGCACATCACCGAGTTCCGGAGTCGAAACGGGACTGCCCCAAGCCAGCCAGTTCCGCGCCCACAGCGGCTTTTCCGGCATCGGCTTCCCAGCCCGGTGCGCGACGGTCGCGAGGAACAGCCCGCACCAGGGGACGCAGTCCGCCGCGTAGCCGGCCACACCGCATTCGCCGGCCCAATTCACGATCGCCGGGTTGTTGGCGGGCCCGGCCTTTTCCGCAGTGCCGTAGAGCTTCAACGCCTCGACCAGCATGCGGGGACCCGCTTCTTCGGCCAGCCAGGCGTAGGCCTGTGGGAGCTTAGCCATCGGCTTACAAATGGACGATGCGGCCGTACTGTCCGAGCACCGCATCCTGCGGCTTGGTCGGATCGGCCAGCAGCGAGCCTTCCAGTTCGAACTTGTTGTAGTCGTCCGAGATGAACGAGATCTCTTTCAGCGGATCGAAGGCGACCCGGTACAACTCGACCAGCACCTTGGCATTACTGGCGGCGGTGTTGATGCCTTCCAGCCGCAGATACCGTTCCGGCAGCGCTTGGGTGAAGATGCCGATCTCGGTCGCGACCCCGAAGGCATAGCTGGCCTTGAACGGCGGTGTGTGACCGGTGAGGTCCAGAAACTGGACGGCACCGAAATCCGTGTCGGCGGTGTAGTGAGTGCCCAGCGTCAGCGTCGCGGGCGTCCCGGCGGAATCCGTGATCACCAGCGACGAGACCTTGGGATGCGCCAGAAAATAGCGATCGCCCACCACCGGCGTCACGCCGCCGATCGGCTCCGCGGTCACCGTGCCCGTCGTGCCAGTGACATGGCTGCCATACAGCGCGAGCGCCAGGTTCTCCTTGGTGAACTCCTCGATGGTCAGGGTCACCGAGGCCGATTTCTGCTTGACCATGCGATGATCGAGCGAACGTTGGCCGGTCTGGCTCTCGAAATGCTCCAAGACTTCCGTCTTAAGGGCGAGTTTGAGCTCCGCCACGTTGCCGGGCGAACGAACTTCGATGGGGAAGCCGGCTTCGTCGCGCTTGCCGAGGAAAACGCGGCCTTGGAAGGAGGCGTAGGTGCTCATGGTTTGGGATCCTTGCGGGTGGAAGGTTTGGGGTCAGGGGTGAGATCAACGACCGGGAGCGCTTTCGGTTCGGGATGAGCGACGCCCTGGCCGATCAGCCAATCGGCCGTCGTAGGATCCACGTCCAGCAGATCGCCGGGCAGAAAGGCGCGTCCCGCATGCGTGTGCAGGCGGTTCAGAATCAGTCGGGTCATGGGTTTATCCGGGAGTTGAGAGATCGGATTGCAATGTCCGGTAAGTGATCCGGTACCGGGCTGGGATGGCGCAGGCGATGGCATCGGCGTCCTCCAGGTCCCACTCGGTGTCGAGTTCCTTGAGGCCCAACGCCAGGCCGCCAAGGTTCACGTGGGCGAATAGCGCGCGGTGCGCTGCGACGAGGAGACGATCCGCCACGACAGCGCCGTCATCGCCACGGGCCAGTGCCGTCAATCGCACGGTCAACTCCCGCGTGATCCGGTCGTTCGCTCGTTCCGTGATCGCATCGCTTTCGGGGAACAGCAGCAGGGCGGGCGACTGCTCCCGGGGAAGAGCCAGCGTGGGCGAGCGCAGGAGGGTTGCGCTTTCGGCCGCAGCGACCGGGGTCAGCACGGCCATCAGGGCCTGCAGGATTTGTTCGCGGAGGGATGTCACTAGCGTTCGACTTAGAATGGGGCGATCGAAAACCTGCTCAGGACGCGCGATGGCCGATCAGCCCACCGTTTTCACGTTCCGATTAGAACTCCCAACGCTGCGGCCCAAAATCTGGCGCTGCCTCGAAGCGGATGGTTGGCTCAAATTCGGCTGCCTGCACCACGTCATTCAGGCCGCTATGGGCTGGCGTGGCGGTGGTTTCCATGAGTTCCGCATCGGCGAGCGCGTCATCGCACGCCCCGGACCCGAGTATTCAAGCTTTGGCGTTGAGGTTGAGGACGAACGGAAGGTCCGCCTGGATCGGGTCCTGAGCAGCCAGGACACTTTTCTGTACTACTACATCGACAGTCTGGGCGATCCGTGGCATCACGCGATCCGGGTCGAAGGGACCGAAGTGCGCCGAGGCGTACCCGGCTACGCGCGTGTCTTGGAGGGCGAGCGAGCCAGTCCGCCTGCAGGGATGGGCGGCCTTCCCGGCTATGAGCAGTGGCTAAAACACAGTCGTCATCATCCGGACGATCCGGCGCTGCAAGCGGCGCTGACGGTTGCCGGGGCGTTCGGATTTAATCCAGAGGCCTTTGACATTTGGACAACCAACGTAGCCATCGCCCGGATGGCGGCGAATCGCTGGATTGGCAAGTGACCCCAGCGCAACACCGGAGCGGGTCTTAATCCACAGAAAAAGGGGACAAGGCTGTGGACAACCTTGGGAGGGTGGTTCCAAGCTACGGTCCGGGCAGGCTTTCACCCCGCTGACTTATTTCTATCCGCCTACAACGGGGTCAGCGTCGCCCGTTTTTCCGAGCCGTCGCCCACGAGTCGGGTCTCTCGGACCCGATACCGTTCGCCGTTGACGGTGAGCAAGTCACCAGAGTCCAAGCCGACGAAGACGCTCGTTGGATAGCGAATCGCGTAATCCGTCGAGAGTCCCAGACCATCGAGCACCGTCTCGTCCGGCGATCGGAATTCGACCCAAGCGGTTACCGGATCCGCACCGTCGTCTGGCAGCCAGGTCGCCAGACTCAACAGACCCGCCCGCGCCGCGGCGTCATACAATCGTTCGAGCATCACGCCGCCGTCAGCTTGACCAGCACCCCCGGCCGATGACACATCGGCAGCGGGTTGGACTGGGTGTGGAGATCGGTGCCGCGCTCGAACTTGCGCGGTTCCTGCTTGGCGTAGAGCACCTGTCCCAGGGTGTTGGCCGTTTCATTGAAGTCGGCCGGGGCGAAGTAGGTGCTGAACGCATCCACCGTGCCGAACGGGAACACATGCGCCTCGCCGGCGGCGATGAAGCGGCGGGTCACGCCGTTGACGTCGGTCGCCTGGCCGCGGTATTCCTCGAAGGTCAGACCGCCGTAGGTGAAACCCGCCCGCATGTCGTTGATCAGGACTGCGCCCTGCTGCCAGTAGGTAAACGCATCCTTGACCTTGGGGTGATCCGTCAGCGCATCGTAGAACTCCGGCGAGCAGAGCACGTGGGCGGCGGTCATGAACTCACCCTTGAGGTGGTCCTCCAGATGCCGCAGCACATCGGCGCACTTCTTCTTGGCGTTGGTGTCGGCCTTGTCCAGGGCGAAGTTGATGGTGGCTGGCGTGATGTCAAACTCGTCGAACAGGTCGTAGATGACCGACCCATCGGCATCCAGAATCACACCCTTGAGCGCACCCATGCGGAGATGCTCCAGGGTGATCGCATGCTTGTTGCGCATGGTCTCCAGATGCCGGGCCATGACCCCGGCGATGGATTCCATCTCGGTCTCGGAACCGAAGGCGCGGATGCCCTGGACTTCCTCCGGCAGTACGACGTCATCGTGCGGAATGTGCGGGATCACAAACGAACGCACGGTACGCTTGCCGCGGGTACCCACAGTGCCGGGCGAACCCGGCGGCAATGCGGGCAGCAGGTTCAGGACGCCGGCCTGCTCTTCGACGATGATCTGGCGCGTCCGGACCGGCCGGGCCGGAAACAGGTTCAGTGCCTCCATCCGCCCGTAGCGGTTGGGGATGATGTTGATGGCTGCAGACAGCGCCGCCATCGAGAACGCGGGATTGTGGAACGGGTTGTTCATGAGGAACTCCAGGCAGGAGAAAAGGATTAGGCCGACTGGCGAATCAGAATGCCGCGCGCTTCCAGGGCAGCGATGGCGGCGGCCTGCTGCGGGGCCGTAATCCCGTCCGGCCAGACAACGGCGCTCGAGGCGACGATGCCGTGGCGGGCGAGCAGGATCGCGTCGGGAAACGCGGCGCCCGTAGCATCGACCGGGTCGAGCAGAATGCCGGCCGGCAGTTCGGTGCCATCGGTGGCGTCCGGGTCGAAGCGCTTGATCTGGGTTGTCGCTGTGACGCGGCCGACAACGGCGCCGAGTTCGAGCACTTCGCCCAGGGCCACGGTGACCTGGTCGCGGGAATAGCGGAGCGTCTCCTCCTCGTATTTGAGGAGATCGCCGAGGTTCAATGGTTCGCGGATGGCGGGCATGGATGGAACTCCGAAAACGAATGACGGGGTGATGGGTTACTGGCCGATCATGCGGCGCACCGCCCGCATCAACGGACCGTGTTCCGGCGAGACGGCTTGGGCGGCGGCATCGGGATGCAGGCGAGAGGCGATCTCGGGACTTTCAGCCCGGACCGCCAACAAGACACGGCGCACCTGCTCCGGCGTCGCGCCTTCAGCGAGGAAGCCAAGGATGCGATCGGATTGGCCGGCGAGCTGGCAGAGTTCGGCGATGGCCAGCGCTTCAGCGCGGGCGTCAGGGACCGTGGCACTGGCTGCTGCAGCTGCGGTGAAGGCGGCAGGTTCAGGCGGAGCCGAGTTTCGCTCATCCGGATCCAACGGTGGGGGCACCTCATCACGGGTTTCGGTGTCCGGCTCTTCCGGATCAGGGGTGGCTTCATGTTCTGCGGTATCGGGCAATTCAGGGGCATTCATCGTCAGCGTCTCCAGGACAGGGGAAGAAGCAATCCTTCGGGCTTCGGGTAAGCGGGTCAGTCGCGACGGCGCCAGCCAATCGGTCAGTTCCAGCAGCGCGGTGTCGAGACTGCCTTGGGCGTCAGCCAGGCCGGACTCGACCGCCTCGGGACCGAAGAACAGTCCGGCCTCTGTGGAGCGCACCGCGTCGTCGCTGAGTCCTCGCAGTTCGGCCACATGCGTCACGAACAGGCCGTACAGCCGATCCACTTCGGCCTGCAGCCGGGCAGCCGCGGCATCACTCAAGGGCGCGTGCGGGGAAAAGTCGTTCTTGCGCTCGCCGGCGTGGATTGCGGTGAAGCGGTAGCCGTCGTGTGCGTCGCGCAGCGACTGGTCGACATGCAGGGCAATCACGCCGATGGAACCGACCCCACCGGTGCGGCTGACGAGCAGGCGTGAAGCCCCGCAGGCAATGGCGTACGCGGCTGAGAAGGCGGAATCCGCGGCAACCGCCCAGACCGGTTTCAGCGTGCTGGCAGCACGGATGCGCTCGCCGAGTTCGAAGGCACCGCCCGCTTCGCCGCCCGGGGAATCCACGTCCAGCACAATGCCCTGGACGAGGGGATCGGCCAGTGCCTGGTCCAGTTGGCACGCGATGTCGGCGTAGCTGGTCAATCCCGACGCCGGATCGATCGCGAGGCTGCGGCGCACCAGTGAACCGTGCACCGGGATCACGGCGATGCCCAGAGCGCCTTCGCCCTGAACCCGCGGCGCCGGCATAGGGGGTGACGTCTGAGCCACCGGCCAGCCCACTCGATCGCCCAAGACCGCCAGAATCGTGTCGAGCTTGGCGCGCTGGATCAGCAGCGGCGTGTTGTAGAGCCGGGTGGCGAGGTGGGGTAGCATCATGGGCATTACCGAATCGAACGCGAGGGATGCGCAATGCAGCGCGGACTGATCATTGCGGGACTGGTGCTGGTCGCCACCGGGCTGTTGTGGCCTTGGCTGAGTCAATGGCCGCTCGGGCGTCTACCCGGCGACATTCGCATCGAACGACCGGGGTTCTCGTTTTACTTTCCGATCACCACCGGCCTGCTGCTCTCGGTCGTGCTGTCACTGCTGTTCTGGCTGTTCCGCCGCTGAAGCGACTGGCGTCGCAGCGCCCGAACGCGCGGTGCGCCTCGGGTCGGAATCGAGCACCAAGCCCAAGCTATCCGCCCGCGCGTTGTCGGCGGCGATCTCCCGATCGACGTCCTCGGCGTCGTAGCCGAACGACGAGATGGCCTCCGACCGGCTCATCAGCCCGGAGCGGATCGCGAGTTGCAGCGCCTTGAACTCTTTCTCCGGGTCGACCCACTGCCAGCCTTGCGGGATCCACTTGCAGGCCAGGTAACCGCGTCGTCGTGCCGGTCCACCCCGAGCAAAGCCGGGTATGACCAGCGCACCTTCCAAGACAGCCTGCCCCATCCACGCCTGCCAGATCGGCCGGCAGAGTTGGTGGACGAGGACGCCGTGCTGCAGCGCTTCCACCCGACGCCGGAACTCCAGCAGTCCGGCGCGGATGGAGGAGTAGTTGACCTGGGTCAGATCGCCCGTGAGTTGTTCGTAGGTGACGCCCATGGCCGCCGCGACGGCGCGGAACTGCATACGCAGAAAGTCCGAGTAGGAGCCACCGACATCGGCCGGCTGCGAGAACCGAACGTCCTCGCCCGGCTCCAGAATCTGCAGCGTGCCCGGTTCCAGTCCGGCCAGGGCCACACCGTTGGGATCGGCGGCGCCTTCGCCCATGAGATTGTCTTCGGGGCCCAGCCGGGTGATGAACCCGGCGAACATCGCCGCGGTTTTCTTGCGGACCAGTTCGGCGTCGTCGTACTGATCCAGTTCCTGGAGCTTGACCAGGGCCCGCGCGAGCCAGGGCTCCCCGCGGATCTGGCCGGGTCGCAGAGGGCGGAACAGATGCAGAATCTCATCGGCCTTGACCCGGACGGTTTGCAGCCCACCGGCGCCGGACATCGGCGCGAACACGCCGTCCTCGGGATGGGACCGATACAGGTGATACGCCACCCGACATCCCAGGTTGTCGAACTCAATCCCGGCGCGGATCACGTTGCCGTTCTCGGCCTGGGTATTCAGCGTGACCGGCAGATGCTCCGGTTCCAGCACCTGCAGTTGTAGCGCGACCGGCAACCCATCTTCGGGCCGGCGATAGCGCAGCCGCACCAGGGCCTCGCCGCCTTCGAGCATGGCGCGGCAGGCCAGGGCCTGGAGGCCATAGAAATCCATCAGCCCCGCGGCATCGGCGGTGTCGGTCCAATCAGCCCACAGTGCCTGGATGGTTTCTCGCAGGACTGCATCCGTGACCAGCGACTGCGGCTTGATCCCGGTGCCGATGGCATTGGCAACATACGATTCCAGCGCCGCATGCGCCCAGGTGTTGCGCCGGACCAGGTCGCGGCTCTTCGCGCGCAGTTCGGTTTGCGTGGTCAGTAGCGCCGCCACGGCGCCGGGATTGGCCACCTGCCACGCCAGCGTCCGCCGACCCAAGCCAGTGCCGTCATAGATGGGCGTGCCGCCGAGCAACGCCCGACGCAAGGAACGGAACCAACCCATCAGAATCCTTTGTACGTGGTGACGCGGATCTGCCGCACCACGGGCGTGGCGTTCTCCTTCGCCAGCGCGGCTTCGACCTCGCGGATCGCCGTCTGCAGTTCCTCCACCGAGCGGTATTCCACGGTCTTGTCGCCGAACGTCACCCGGCGTTCGCCCGTGGCGAGCGCTTTGCGCAGAAGGTCGAGTTGGTCTTGGGTGTAGGGCACAGTGCGTTTATCGTTGAGGAATGCACATGAACTCGGCTAAATTAGGCACATCAAAGCCGGAGAATTCGTCCCATGAGAACTCACGTCGATCTCGATGAAGCCCTGCTCGACCAGGTCGTGCAGCTCGGTCATTTCCCCACCAAGAAAGCCGCGATCCAAGCCGCTTTGGCGGAATTCGTGAAGACGCTGAAGCGCCGCGAGTTGCTCAGCCTGCGTGGCCAGGTGCCGTGGGAAGGCGACCTTGACCAGCTACGCGCGACGCGCCACTCCGACGCACCCTGATGCTGGTCGACACGTCGGTCTGGATCGATTATTTCAACGGCCATCGGTCGCCGGAGGCGAATCGGCTGGCCCAGGCGATGGCCGATGGCGAGCCGCTGGCGATCACCGGCTTGATCTGGACGGAGATCCTGTTGGGGTTTCGCTCGGACGCCGAAGCCAACCGCATCTCGGGACTTCTGGAAGCGTTCGATTACGTCAAGGAACCGACCCGGGCCGACTACATCGAGGCAGCCCGCATCTATCGGGTGTGCCGGACCCAGGGCTTCACTATTCGTTCGACGATCGACTGTGTGATTGCCCAAGCCTGTCTCCGTCACGGCCTGGAACTGTTGTGCAAGGACCGCGACTTTAAGGCCATCGCGACCTGCTTCCCGTTGCGCTTAATCGCGCCCTGACGGTCAGGACAGCCAGCGGCTCTTGATGACCCGCCGGCCGGTTTTCACGACGCCAGAAACAGCGAGGCCACCGCGGTGGGTGGCCTGTTCCAGGTCGAGCGGTTGTAATGTCATAGGTGGGTCCGGAGGCTTGGCCTCGATACCCAACTGCCGTTCCAATTCGCGCCAGTGCCGTTCCTCGAAGCGATCGAGGCCGGCAGCGGCCGCCGCTGCTCGTGCGTAGTTCGCGCAGTCCAAACCTTCGTTCCGCTCCCGCACCTTCTGCCACTCGCGCACGGGAAAGCCCTGGCGGTTACGGCGCGTGATCAACTGCTCGGCGCACAACTGCTGGATGAACTCTGCGTCGACCTTCGGCAGATGCACGTAGCCGGGCGGGTAGATTAGCGTCGTGCCGTCCGCCGCAACCTCCGCGGTCTTGCGCAGGTTGTTGTAGAACTCGAGCTTGGCGAGGCCTACGGCGACCGAGAACACCTTCACGCCCCGGCGCAGCTTGCGGCCGTTGACGGTCACATCGACCGCGGTCGGTGTGCCGATCAGCGCCGCCCCGCGCGCCACGCCTTTCACCGCCATCACGCGGCTGTCCTTGACGGTGCGGACGAACGCGTAGGCTTCCTGCGTGGCGAAGCCGGTGTCGAGCGCGAGACGCACCAACGGCAACAGCGCACCGGAGGCGTGGGTCCAGGTCTCGTTTAGCAGTCCGGCGAGTTGCTGCCAGACCGCCTCGCGCGCCGTTTCGCCCATCAATACTCGGTGTTCGATCAGCCAGGACTCCTTGCCGCGGCCGAAGGCCCACACCGAGGCTTCGAGGCGGTCCTTCTGCACATCGGCGCCCGCCACGAGCAGCAGACCGCCTCGGGGCACGGTGCCGATTGGGTAGTCTTCCCGCCGCTCGACCAGCCGCTGCCAGTCCGGCGCTTCGCCTTCCTCGACCCAGGTCTCGCCGAGCTCGGTGTTCTTGAAGGTCTTGATCGCGGCCGCGGAGCCCGATTCAAGGCTGACTGCCGTGTCCCAGGCCGCGGCAATCTCGCGCCAACTGCGCCAACCGACCGGGCTGTACAGCGAGGACAGATGAAACCCGGCGGTCTTGCTGCCATTCTCGGGCGTCAGGGCGCGCCACTCGCCGGCTTCCAGCATCGCCGTCTTGTGGTGCTCCGGGATCGGCGTGTCGCAGGCTTCGCAGACATACACAGCCGTTTCCGGTCGGCCCTTGTGCCAGCGCAACTGCTCAAAACGCAGATACTGTCTTTTTGAACAGTATGGGCACGGCAGGAAGAATCGCCGCTGGTCCGAAGCCTCGTATTCCCGCTCGATCGCGGAGCCGCCGGCAATCGTCGGGGTCGAGACGATGAAGATCTTGCGCCGCGCGAACGTCCGGGTGCGGGCTTCGGCCAGCGAGATGGCATCGCCCTCACCGTCGACGTCGAGCGGATAGCCATCGACTTCGTCCAGGAACAGATACCGCACGGGCATCGAGCGGAGACCCACCGCCGAGTTGGCGCCGGTCATCACTAGGACTCCGCCGCGGAACTCCTTCGCCAGGATGGTATTGCCCGAGTCGCGGCTGCGTGCCGGAGAGATCAGCTCTTGGAGCACCGGCGATTCTTCGATCAACGGATCGATCCGCTGCTTGGAGTTGCGCTTGGCCATCTCCACGGTGGGCCACACCGCCATCATCGGTCCGGGCGCATGGTGGATGACGTAGCCCATCCAGCAATTCGCACTTTCCGTGGCGCCGACCTGCGCGCCTTTCATGAACACCACCCGCTCCACCGGCGAGGTCGGCGACAGGCAGTCCATGATCTCTCGGAGATACGGCGTGCGTTTCGTCCGCCAGCGGCCCGGTTCGGCCGAGGCCTTGCTGGACAACATGCGGTGCCGGTCCGACCACTCGGACACGGTCAACAGCGGATCCGGCGTCAGGCCTTCCCGCCAGGCGCGTTCGATCTCCAGTCCGCCGTCGTAGTCGGGATCCATCGCTCAATCGACCCGCGGTCTTAGCTCGCCGAGTTCCAGCAGGTGTTCGCGCACCGCCGTGTCCAGCGCCACATGCAGCATGTGGGCGTCGACGCCGAGCTTGGCTGCCAACGGGGCCGCGATCCGCGCCGGCCAATTCAACCAGGCATCGCGTTCGGAGCGGGCCAGCTTGAACACCTGGGCGATGGCCTGGGACCGGTCGACCAGATCGCCCTTGAGCCGCGCCAGCCGGACCTTATTCGTCTGGGCCTTCAGAACCTCGTTGGCGGTGCGCGCCTGCAGGAAGGTGGTGCCGCCGGAGCTGAGCGGCGACCCCAATCCGGACGCACTTGCCGACTCCCCGATGGTTTCCCGCACCGTGTGGACCGCTTCCTGGGGAACAGCGCGCGGCTGATTGCGCTGTTGGCTGGCGTCGGTGTGGCGCTGCCATTCCGCATCGGCCTTGGCCGGGTTGACGCTGCCATCACTCTCGCGGCTGATCCGCCCGGTCTTGATCGCCTTGCGCACAGCCGCTTCCGACACGCCACGGTGCCGGGCATAGGCGCGGATGGAAATCCCCACACAATCGTTCCCAAAACAGGCGGTTCAGGCGAGGGAATAGCTTGGCTTCCAGGCGCACCAGCGCGTTCATGTGCTCATCGCGATTGACGCGATCACCCCAAAACCAGGAGCACCGCCATGAACACGACCCTCACCCTGACCAAGACCCAGAGCACGCTGCTGGAGCAAGCCCTGCAGCACCCCGCCGGTCACTTACGCCTGCCGGAAACCCTGCGGGGCGGGCCCCGCAAGATGGTCCTCAACGCCCTCATCACGCAAGGTTTGATCTGCGGCAGTGGCAACGACTGGCACCTGACCGAGACCGCTTACGCCGCCTTGGGGCAGACAGCGCCGGAGCCCGAGGCCACTGACGCCGAAGCAGCGCCGGCGGAAACCGCGGCACCGGAACCCAACGACGTGGCGCCGCGCGCCCGCAAGACCCGCGACCACACCAAGCAGGCGACGGTGATCCAGTTGCTGCAGCGCCCCGAAGGCGCGACCCTGGAGCAGTTGGTCGAGGCGACCGGCTGGATGAAGCACACCGTCCGGGGCTGCCTGGCTGGCGCCCTCAAAAAGAAACTCGGGCTGACCATCACCTCCGACAAGGTCGCTGGAGGGGAGCGGGTCTACTACGTCCGCTGAGTTGTAATCACCGGGGTGCGGGTCCACCGCGTCCCGGCGGGTTTACCCTAGGCTGGGCCGCGAAATGATGAAGAAAGCGCTTGGCTATCGCCGCGCACAGCGCGATCGTATCCCCGTACTGAACAACTCTACGGAACCGCCGCCATGACCACCACGATCCCTGCCACCGAGAACGACATTTGGGGCTTTTATGGTGCCCTTGAAGAACGCGCCGCAGCCGCCTGGCCCCTCGCAATGAACGCCATCGCCACCGCTACCGGCGAGCCGCTGGAGTCGGTGCGCCTGTTCCTCGACAGCCGCCACGGCCGCCACTTCGCGGACGATGTCCATAACGCGCTGTCTCGCGGGCTGCCACTCCAAGCGGCGATCGACACGGCCACCCGGCAGTGGATGGGTTGGACGTTCCGACGCCAGACCAGTCGGGATTACGGGATCCCGCTCGGGTTGCCTTACCTCACTGGCTTCGTCGTGCACTGCGCGATCGAGGACGAGGCGCTGGCGGATTGACGCCGAGCGCCAATCCGCTACGAGAGGTAGTTCGAACCGGTCTCGATCTTGTTGCGAAACAGCGCGTAATGACGCTTGACTCGAGTGAGGTACGCTTTGTCCTTCAATACGGTCTCAGTCAGCATTGCCAGGATGGCTGGCGCATAGGCGGCTTGCGGGCTGCCGACATTGAGCACCGGGCCTTGCATCTCGCGTACGATGTCCGGGTCAGGGCGCCCAAACCAGTTCTGATAAAACCGAGCGCTAGGAGTCTGTCGGACTATGGTTTTCTTTCAGGGTCGGCGGGCGGCGTCGGAAATTTCTTGAACGGCTCACGCATCCGGGCAACTCAGGATCGTCGGGCTTAGGGTCAGGAGGCGGTAGCGATGGCTTGGCTGCTCAG